AGTTCTTCCATCTGATTTGCATCTATCTTTGCTTCTTCCTTAAGAAGTGCAAGTGCAACAGCGTATGATGCAAATGCAGTCTTACCGAAAGGAACTTTATTGATGAGTCTCTTGAGATTGAATACCAATCTATGGAGTAGTGTCATAGATGACTTTTCTTCAGATGTAGAAGGGTCATTAGGAACAAATAGATTAGGATTGTCCTCTCTTGGTTTTGTTTTGATTCTCTTACCTTCTTTATCGATAAATCCAAACTTATATGCAGCTTGTTTTTCCCAAGGTGTAGTTAACAACTTGAGGATACGGAAGACTATAAGGGTGTCGACTATTTTCATATTACTATTTATGTCTTAAGACTGGTGGAGCATGAGGGAATCGAACCCACGGCCTCCTGCTTGCAAAGCAGGCGCTCTCCCAACTGAGCTAATGCCCCATGAAAGTGGTGCTGGATGCAAGAGTCGAACTCGCGACCTTCTCATTACAAGTGAGTTGCTCTACCAACTGAGCTAATCCAGCGTTATAGTTCTCTTAATCTTTGTGCAAGTTTTTCATCTATAGAGATATCAACTTTCCAATTTTCTTCAACATAACCTAGATATAATAACATAGTTTTGATTGAACTCCAATAGGTTTTTTCTTTAATTTTGAAATCCAACATTCTCATACATGCGTCATATCCAAAGACATTGAAAAGACAGATGACATGATTCAACATGAGTCTTTCTCTCATCTCTCCGTTTTCGTGGTATCTGTGTAGTAGACGTTTCAGGTATCGAAACCTCTTCAAGTCCTCTTGAAAATCCTCAATGTCTGTGCATTGAGGGTCGTCATAGTTTTGAAGGGCATAAGCCTGAAAGTTTTTAGATGTTATTTTGTCAAATAGACCCATAATGTAATAGTATGTAGGTATACAAAAAGACACCCAAAGGATGTCTATTGTATATTAATCAAGTGAACCGTAAACTTTGTAAGTTCCAGTATCTAGTTTTTCGAAACGAATAGAAAGGTTATATGCTCTTTCTTCATGTTCAATTTCATCTATAGGTGTATCGACTGATTTGCCCATGATGTCCCCATATCTTTTCATAGGGATATCAAAACTGCCTTCTTCACTTAAACCATCAAATTCAACTGCACTATGATCTAACTCTAAACCTAACAGTGAAAGTTTTGCTTCCATCTGTGCAATGGCAGCTTTAGGGTTTAAGAATTCTGAGGTAGCAGCGTGTCCTAGAACAGCATTTACTGCTGAAACAACTTGTGGGTCATCTATATCATGTGGGATATGTTCAGATGATAAACCTGAAGTTTGGAACACTCCTACATTTTCTTTAAAAAATTCTTTAAACTTTTTCATTATTTTCCTTATGGTATAAGATTATCGTAATAATCTTTATTTATCTCTCCCCTTACAATGGTCTCTCCAGTCTTCCTACACTTAATATAGGTTTTCTTTTCGAGACCAGTAAATGGAGAAGTATATGTTCTAACCCCAGCAGATATTGTTCCAGGCGTATCTCTATATGTGTCAACTGCTGATGCAGCGTTATCATATTCCCAAATACTGTTGGAACCAGCTACGGTTACCCAAGCCATTCTTAACTGTCAGCTAATACTGAATCGTCATCAACATCAGGTGTGCCTGAATCAGAATCGTCATCATAGTCTGCAACGTCACCGCCCATAGAACCTGAAGACATTGCAACCAATGTTTCCCATCTTGTTCTAGAACCGACTACAGTTCTTTGTAACCATCCCTCTGACACAACACCGTTGTCTGCATTTGCAGTTACTTCAGCAGTATCAACACCATAACATTCAACTTTTTCAGCATCTGTTAACCATTTTGGTTTTGATGCTTCGTTGTCTAGTAATCCCCATAGTGCCATTTTTCTTCTCCTAAATTTAGTTTACAACCTTTAATATAGCATTAAAAGTTTTTTTGAAAGAATTTGCATCTTTCTGTAAAAGTCTAAGGTATTTATCACGAATAGGTGCCTTAACAGACAATAATGCATCTTTTACTTTAACTGCATCTGCAGCTTTGACCTTTGTCTTTTTCATATCATCTGTTCTAACTTCTGTGTCTCTACCTGTATCTTCCATAGATTTTAACTGCATTAGAACATTTGCATCAGGTCGAAGTTGAGTTCCTCTAGCTGTTGATGCAAGTGCATCTATAGCTCTAGATATAACTTCATCCTCTTGAGCTTCGGAATATTTTCCACCTGCCATTGTTGATATACTTGCAAGTCTAGCTCTCAAATCTTTCTCGTCTTTTGCTTGTGCAACTGCACGTGCAATCTTTTTATTACCAGCATCAGACATCATACCAAAGTCGGCAACTTTTTCCATTACCTTTCTGACTTTAGCAGTCTCTTGTTTGATATAACCTAATTTCTTAAGTTTCTCTTTAAACAATTTGTATCTTGCGTCTACTCTATCCATATTACGAATCTGTGTCGATTTCTCCGTCATACTCACCCTTCTTAACTTGTTCTTCATAGTTAATAAGACCTATGTATGCATCGTTTATCTTATCCCAAACTTTTGAGACTGTATCCACTACGTTAGGATACTGCAAGTCTGAATGTAGTTTATCTGCTTGTTCTAATGTCTTTTTGATTTTTGCAATTTGTTTGATTTCTTTATTTCTATCAAACTCTTTACCATCATACTTACTTTTTCTTTGATACGAACCATTAAATCCTAGTTTCTCATCTAGTTGATGCATATCTCTGTATGTTTCGAACAAGTCTTTAGACATTACTTCAAACCTTTAGTCAACATCTTGTCAATCTGAGGTGTTGATGTGTCCTTTTCTGTTGGGTCACCATATGATGACCTACCGATAACCATTCTTAAGAAGTCATTAACTGCCTTCTTATTACCTTTAATTCTTATGTGTTTACCTAATTGTGATGCTTTGATACCAAATCTTCTTGCTTGTTTTACAATTTCTAATGAGTGTTTGTTTTGACCAGCAGGTGTTGGTATTCTGTTTTTAGGGTCAACTGTGATGTTTGCAACTTCTTCGTCTAACCACATTTCAACCATTCTTCTATAAGAGTTGAATACTGATTCGTTCTTCTCTTCTTTCTCTTTCTTTGCAATTGCGATTGCAGCTTGTTGAGCAGGTGATACTGCTTCTCTGATTTTACCTTTAACTATATCTTCAAGGTCACGAGACAACCAGTCAAAAAAGTCATCGGGGTCATCACTCTTGACTTCACCATTGTTCATTGCCCACTGCATTAAATCGTCTTCTGCTTTCTTACCAGCAGATGATGAGAATGATAAATCACCCGTTTTGTATGCTTTTGTAATTTCTCTTTTGTGTTTCCTGAAGATATCTTTTATTTTCATTGCTTCACCAAGTTGTGTGTCTTCCTTTGTTAAAAGTTTCTTTGCCTTTTGTCTGTCTAGGAACATAAAAGTGTGGGTTTTCCCTTTCTCATCTTTAACAGTGTAACCTTTTCTATCTTTCTTTACAATCTTACCAAATTGTTTGTTACCCTGTGAATCATAAAAGTCTAACTCAAGACCAACCCTTGCATCCTTTTCGGACTCTGTTCCCATTCCTTTTTGTGCAAGTGTTCTGTAGTTTTCACCGATTACTTCTACTTCTTCGTTTGCAAATCTAAGTGCAGTTTGCACTTCTTTTGACTTTAGAATCTTGTCTCCGTAGAAGTTTTTGATTGCTTTCATTGCAACATCAAATGCACCTTCTAAGTCTAATGCAACCTCTACTGCCTTTTTAACTTGAGGGTCTCTGACAGGATGTTTTCTAAAATAAGAAGCAACCTCAGACCCAGTAAGTTTTGACTTACCGTATGGGCCAAGTGGATTCACTTTACCGTCTTTGTCTAATACTTGTTTTGCTTCTTGAAAGATATTCATTAGTCTGTTTCCTTTTCCCCTTTCCAGTTCTTATCGACATAGTCGTAGAACTCTTTTTCTTTGTCTCCTGACAATTCTTTAGGTGATGTTACACCAAACTTTTTCAGTGCAGACTGAAAAAACTTTTGGTATTCTGTTGTCTCTTTGTAGATTTTAGCTACTGAATCAACTAAACCTTGTGGTAAATCTTTTATACTCATTGTTATAATTCCCCTTTTTCAAAGTAGTCAAACATTTTTTGTTTACCTTCTTCGTTTAATCTTAGTTGTTTTGCAAGACGACCTAACATGTTTCTTTCTACGAGTTTTTCGGTTGTCTTTTCTACTGTTTCTTTTACTGGAGTTTCTTCGACTTCATCTTTTAGGGGTGTTACACCTGCATCTTTGAACATTTTCATTAACTGATTGTTTGTTGCAAGTTTGATTTTATTGTCTTTACCTAATGCTCTTACAGTATTTAAGAATCCTTGAGGATTTTGTTTCTGCATTGATTGAATGACCTTTACACCAGTCATGTTTAACATTTTTGCAACACCATAACCTGCATCTTTATCACCTTTTAGATTGAATAATTTATCAATCATCTCACCAGCAGATGCTTCGAGGATGACTTCTTCTTCAATAAAAGAATCATCGGGTTCGATTTCGTGTAGAAGTTCTTCGATTTCTTCGTTAATGATTTCTTCTGCTGTTTTTTCAACAGAACCTTCTTTTCTCTGAACGAATTGTCTTACTTCTTCTAACTTTTCTTTCCAGTTTTCTGATTTATAACTCATAGTAGTATTATTTATAATATTTAATTATCCATTATCTCTCTTGTATACGAATAATCAAGTCGTCTGTTCCTTTTAACAAACGATGATATTCCCCCTGTGTAATAATGTATTCATTACCAACCTTTAATTCTAGTGGTAAAGAATCATCTATCTGCAACTTCCAACCACTACTTTGGAGAACATGTATTTTCCTAGTATTGTGGTCACGGTGCCAAATCAGTTCGGTTTCTTCGACATCTTTAGAAAAACTTCTAATTATATATCGTTCATTTGTCCCGTATTTTTCTTGTATTGTTTCTGTATATGGTTTAGTCATCGACTTCGGGGTCAAAGTTGTCTGTTTTTTGATTGTATCCATAATATCCTACACTATTAGGATTAGTTGGGTCATTTTTTATTTGTAGATGTTTTGAATCTATGGGATAGACTCCTTCTACCCAATTTTCTGCAGCTGATTCTGCATAGGATTCTGAATGGTTATGTAGTGGAACTAATGCCATCCATCCATCATCCTTAAACATTTCTACTTCCCAACCCTTATTTGAATCGTAGACTACGTGAGCTCTTCGACTACCGTTCCAGTATTCGTGAACTAATTCTCTTCTTTGTGTTGTTTTTTTCATAATATATCACCAGTAAAAGCTCCCACCACCCGATAGTCCTAATTGCTTAGCATAATAAGGAAGTCTACATGCCCAGTAGGATGCTTTTGTTTTATCCTTCTGTTGGTCACATTTGTGACGAGCTGCAAAACTCTTTCGTGCTTCGGGGTCACTTATTTTAACTTTGAGACCTGTTGTGTCTCCCCAAGAAACTTTTTTGATATTACCTGTTGATGGGTCTTTAACATATACATAGTATTTCTTTGAACCACCCACTTTAGGTTTGTTCAGTTCAACATCTTTTTCTTCCATTATCATTGGACAATCAAGTGGGACAATCTCTCCCTCATACACTTCAAACTCACCGATATCTGTTTCAAGTATTTGTTTGTCTACTTCAGTAAGTGTGTATCGACCTTCTGCAACTAATCTACGTGCTTCTTTGATGGTCTCGAAATACATCATAGAACCTAGTCTAAACGGATTGTCTAATAGGTTTGTTTTCTCCTGTTGGAGTGTATCAAGTGTTTCGTTGATTGTGATTTGATGAAATGTTTTCATTATGCTGTATTATCCACTAAAATAATGTCAAATGAAGAAGATATATTTGTTCCTGTAGAAGCAATCCCAATTATTTCAACATCAGTTTTTGCTGGTAATCTAATAGGAACTGAATAACTTCTTACATGAGAACCGCCTGGCACATCCATAATATCTCTTGTTCTGAAAGCAGAATTGAATTCTCTTGACAGTAAGGATACTGTCACAGAGTCATTATAAGAACCAACACCAATATTCCATGATGTTAAATACCCTGTGCAATGTGCTGGGATAGTATAAAGAGCAAGTTGTGTTTGTCCTAGACCATAAGTTGTTCCAGTTCCAATTGTTCCAATGTCTGCAAGAACTGTTCCTGCTCCAGCAGCACCAGTAGAAATTATAATATTTTCTTCGTTAGTTCCAGTTGAACCAGCAGTAACAACAAAGGCACGAAATACTCTTAGAAATTGGGCAGTTGATGCAACACCTGAACTTACTGTAACTGTTTCTTCTATGGATTCATAGTTTACATCTAGTCCTTGAATAGTGACTGTTCTCGCACCTGTTCCACTGACACTATCTTCTGTATCTGCACTATGGGCATAAACAGTAGATGGTGATGTAAGATATACATACCTTCCACCATACATCCAAATTGTTTCTGGCGCACCACCAACATTTGGATTTCTTCCAAATTTGTTGATAGCAGAGTAACCTGTCAAATCTCCGGCAGAGATAACAATATTAGAAGCTGCAGCGAATGAGTTAATAATATTACCATCTTGGTCTGATAACATCACTACTTCGTGATTAGTAGTTTGTTGTGGTAGATATGCGTTGGTATACTTGCTATATTGTGCCATTTGTTAGCCTATTTCTTTTCTGTAACTTTGATTTCTTCGTTGTATGGAAAACCTTTCAATGGATTTTGAAACACTTGACTAAACTGTTTCTTTGTATTATCCTTTTTAGTTTTTTGATTTTCTTTAATAAACGATTCTACCTTCTGGCCAGGTGTGTCATCTTGATATGCACATCTAGTTTCGTCAGTTCCTTGTTCCCATACACCGTTATCTTTTTTATTACCTGTCATTATTTGTTCCTCTCGTTGTAAGCTGCAACTGCCATCTTAATAATCTTATCCTTTGTCTTACCTTTAAATTGAGGTGCATCTGACTTCAGGAAATCATCAATGTAGTCTTGTTGAGTTGCTGATTTATCCAAAACTTCTGTTCTGAGTCTTGGTTCTGTTCTGTTGAATTTCTGTGTTACTATTGATAGATTAGACTTATCGTTATTCATAGGATTGTTATCTTTATGATGAACGTCCTTTCCCTTAATATCTTTGTTGTTCTTCATTAACCTACGTGCTTCATTTCTCTTTGCACGTCTTTTGATTTGTTCAGGTTGAGAATGGTAGTTTGCATACTCTTTTTTGTAATCTCTTTCTTCTTCGACTTCAGTCTCTTCTTTTTTACCCTTTTGATATTTCTTAATAGAGTCTCTTGCAGACTTCATCATTGCTTTTTGATGTGCCTTTTGTTGAGACTTAGTTTTTTCTCTTTGTCTATCTGCAAGTCTTTTTTCTGTGACTTCTTCTTTTTTACCTGAGTGTTGTTTCCATAGGTCTGCATCAGCAGTGGTTCTTGTCTTACCCCCTGTGATAAAGGAATTAACTCTTGCATGTCCCCACTGTTCAGGGGTAGTCCCAGGCCTATGACCTGTTCTCCATGCAGCTACTCCTCTCTTATACACTTGTTTTAGAATACCAACTGCAATTCCTGACTTCGATGCTTTACTTTCAAGTGATTTATCTGCATCTCCTTCCTCTAACTCACTTAAGTGTGTAGAGTCTTCTGCATCGGGTAGTGTATCAAGTGTATCTAAGAGAGACTCCATTGCCTTTTCTCTTTCTTTCTCTGCAGCTTTTCTTTCTGCATCTCTTTGTTTTTGAAGAGTCTCGTTTTCCTTTTCAGTAGTGTCTTTATCTTTTTGAGTTTCGTTTTGTCTCTCGTGTCTATCTTTGAGTGCTTCTAACTCATCTGTCTGTTTGTCTTTAAGTCTTTCTAGTTCATCTGCCTGTTTTGCTTTGAGTTTGGCAGCTGCCTGTGCATCTTCTCCAAACATCTTTTTAAATTTCTTAGTGTGTTGTGAAGGTTTAGTCTTTGCAGTTGCATCGCCTGGTGCAGGTTTGTATGCAGAAGAGTCGTTATCGTCCTTCTCTGCACCTTTCTCAAAGTGTCTTGCACGGTCTTGTTTAGTAGACTTAGACATTTCGTCTCCCTCTGCATCCTTACCATAGTATTTTGCAGGTTGAGTTCCATCTCTATCTTCGATGTCTTTATCCTGTCTTGCAGCTTTTTTAAATTTTTCTAAAATTATATTTAACATAATAGTATTTATCCTTTCTTATTAAGGAGTTCTATTTCTCTCCATTTAGATGCAAGTTTATTAGATGGAAACTTAGATGTCCATGTTAACATCTTACCGTAGAGTGCAGATGATTTTTGTTCTAATGCTTTTTTAGTATCATCGTTTTTAATTTCAACAAAATCTTTACCAAATAACCTTTTAAAATCGTTTGCATTTTTTTGAGCTGCATTCCAATCTGATTGAACAATTTCAGGTGGTAGTTTACGAGCTCTCTCTGCATTTCGTTCTTGTGCAAATTCTAATGATGTGTTTACATATACCATCTTATATTCATATCCAAGTGCATCTAACATATTTTTATATGTGACAATCTTTTCTTTCTTTGCAGCTGTGGTATCAAAGATTAATCCAAGTCTACCTTCAATATAGTTATCCATATTCTTTCCAGTAATCTGTTTTGCTTTTGCACGGATAGGGTCTACTTTACTAAAGTCTGCACCTCTAAGGTCAAGTGTCATCCCTGCTTTCTTTAGACCAACTTCAAATGCTTTATCTGTATTGACTAGTTTAAGACCAAGTGCTTTAAGGTTTAGTTTATCGACCACAGTGGACTTACCACTACCTGGCCCACCCATAAGGAATACTGCTTTGAATATGCCTGGGTCATAAACACCCTCTTGTATGAGGTCTTCAATCATATAGTCGGGAAGTTCGTTCTCTATGAGTTTCATTCCCTTACGAATTGCTTTATATAAACCCTCTGCATCTGATTTGTTTTTAGTAGGAACACCTTCTTTAAATGATTCGAAGTCACCCTTCTCTGCAAACATTCTCATTTTAGATGCACTCATTCCTGATACATCATCTGCATCAGGGTCACGTTCACCTGCTGAGATAATTGTAATCTCTGCAAAATTGTAGAAACCGTGTCTACCTTTTACATTGTTGTATTTGGTGATAATGTTTTCGAACTCTTTAACTCTGTCTGAACCTACGACCATACGAATGTTGGTGTATTTCTTATCATAGAGGTAAGTAAGTATTTCAAAAATCTGACGTGCAGGTGTTTCTACGACAGTCACATTTTTGAAAAACTTCTTGAGGTATTTGATTTTGTCTTTGTAAGATAAAGGATTCTTTACAGGGTCATTTGAATGTGAAGTAAACAATAGAGGTTGATAACCACCACTGGATGCCTTTGTAAGTTTATCTACAAGTTTTGCATGTCCTGTGGTAGGTGGATTGAATCTTCCAAAGGTAAATACTACACCTTTACCTTTTGCCTCGGTTAAATTTTCAAAACTGTTTCTTTTTCTTTTCATTTTCTCTCGGTCTTGGTCTACCATGTCATCCATTTTATCCATGTTTTCATAACCATCTTTTGAAGTGTCGTATTCGAATGCTTTTGTGGGGTCACCCACTACCCAGTCATCTCTTTTAAACTTGATATTTGTTTGCATAGGATACTTTGGTAATGCAAACTCTTCTTCTAAAAATTGTTTAAATGATTTCACTACTCTTCACCTTCATCTTTCTTTTGTGTCTTTTTTAGTTCTTTTGCTTTAACAGATGGTAGAATTCTTTTTGCAAGTTTTTGAATGAATGCCTTTTTCTTTTCTAATCGTTTTTCTAATTCTGCTTTTGCACCTAACGATAAGTCTGACTTAGACTTATCCTTTAATATTTTCTTAATTAGAATATTTCGTGCTTGTTTTTCAGCTTTCGTTTTTAACTTTTCAGGATTCATCTGTGCCTTTTTCATTGCACGTTTTCTTTTCATAAGAATCTTTCCTTTGTTCTTACGAAATGCAGCTCGTTTCTTCATACGAGTTGCAAGTGAATCTACTTCATTAAGTTCTTGTTCTTCTAAAAAGTCTCTAAAAGATTTCACTATTTACTCCAGTTCTTTGTTGCAGTAAAGTTATTCTGACTAAATTCTAATCTGTCAACAAACTTGACAGCCTTACCATTAATGTCTATGCAAACATATCCTTCAGGATTTACTGCTTTCAATCCTTTATCTGTTTCTACAAAAGTTCCGATTGACTTTATTCTATTTAGAGAGTTTATAATAATACTCTTTGCCTCTACAATCTTCTCTTGAAACTTGGTGAGTGCAATTAGAAAGTTCTTCAAACTTCTGAGTTCTCTTAATACTTGTTCACCAATCTCTCTCTTCATCTGTTTTGTTTTTTCTTGTTTTACTTTACCAACTACTTTATCAGTCCAATAACTTTCAAAGTGTGTAATATATCCTTCGTAGGTAGGTTTAAAACTATTACCTCTAATTAATCCATTAGTGTATGTCTTGTATGATGCACCTGCAGCTGACTTTGCAGCAACAGTGTCTTGTATTTTTCTAAAAGTATCTAAGTCTTTCTTTTTAATCAGATGAAACTGTTTTCCTACGTCAGTTAATACTTTTGTAAGTTCAACACTTTCTTTTGCAGTCATAGATGAACTACCTGATTCATCTTTATACTTTGCATCATCAATCCAAACATCTCTGTTGTGTCCTAAACTAGAAATGTTTGCACCAAAGGATGCACTTAAATCTTCAATCGTTCCACCTGTGTAGGTAGTGTGAAACACAATACCCATCTTTGCATCACCAATAGTCTTACCTAATTCAGAATCTTTCTGCACTGCATACTTAATAGTGTTAGGTTGGAAGGTAATACACTTCATACCATCAATGGTTTCTTCTTTTTTATCTGAATCAGTAAACATGAGATCACCTTGGAGAATGGTGTTCCATGATAACCTAGAAAGATATTTAAAACCAATTAAAAACTTATCCTTGAGGTCACCACCTATATCAGAAGATTTCTTAATCTCATCTTCTGAAGTGTAGTAGAGAGGTGTCTTATTAAATAATGATTTTTTTGCAATGAAAAACTGTTTGGTCTCAGGATGAAGACCACAGAAAAATGCAGGAGCTCCGTCCCATTTGACTGTCATGTTGACACGAGACTTACTGTTACCCTTTAACATGTCTCTAAGACCTAATAAAAAGTATACAGCTCCTCTTCCCCCATCAATTCCTTGATTAAGGATTTCATCTTCAACATGTTCTAAATGGAGATTTTTTGCTCCCATAATACACCTATTTTATGCAGGGGTTGGATATGATGTTCCGTCCCAAGTTCCTGCTTCTATTTGTAAGTATACATCTTTTTTTGCAACAAGTAAAGTTTTATGTGTTTCAAAATTTGCTTTTTCTGAAGTGTATAATGCTGCCATTCTCTGACAATAATGTTCAACAGACTCGTGTCTTGCATAATCCAAATTTGCATTTACATGAGTTGCATCAGGTTCCCAATTAACTGGATTACCCTCATCATCTGTCCATGTGTAGTATAACTCCCATACAAAATCATTTCCGTTTTCCTCATCTTGGACACCGAATTCAGCTGTATGTAGTGCTGCTAATTGTTCTCTTGTTGTTACTGTAGAGATATCTACATTACTAAAAAAATCAATTCTTTGCTGGACTTGAGCAATATTTGCATCTTGTATATCAATTAAAGGTTGTAGGTGATTATCAATGTAATCTTGTTGTTCTGACATATTTGCCTCCAAATAAATATGTTTACAAGACTATTTATGTTTTTGATAACGGTGTGGACTGGAGTTTGTTGTCTATCTTCTCTAATCTTGAAGAGATTTGTGCAACTTGTTCTTGATTTTTGTTCTTTTTTGCTAAGCGGAGTGCTTTTTTAAGTTCTATCTTCTTTGATATACTTTCAATAACTTCACGACATTTTAAATAATTAGCCATAATTAATTACATTTTTTACTTCACTTACTATTTATACCATCATAAAGGAAAAAATGTCTAAAAATTAAACTCTTTAAATTTGTTTGAACGACCTCTATCAAATAGTGGAACACTGTCATCGGCAGTTTCAGCTGCATCGATTAACTCTTCTTGTGCTTCCTGTTCACAATCATACAACTTCATACGTGAACGGTCAACTCCAATTACAAACCTTTTAAACACAGTTGGGTCATTATATCGATTCTTCAACTGTTTAACCACTAGTTGGTCAAGTTCTTCAAGTTCATCACTTGTAATAAGTGCAAACATAAAGTCTGCTGTTGCAGGTAGACCAAATGACTCTGAAGTATCAGTTAGACTAATGTCTGTTGAACCATAACCACTTCTTGTAGTTTGTGTTGCACTGACCATAGGGACATCCATTTCAACTGCAAGACCACGAAGTTCTTCTGCAATACTCTTTACAAGTGTGTAAGAGTTTGCACCTTGGCCTGGTCTGATTCTATGTGATGAACATATGTTAAGATAATCAATAAAAATAATATCAGGTTTGAAATCTTTTTTGATTTTCAACTCTTGTGCAAGATGTCTGAAGTGACCTACGTGTGCTTGTGCAGTAGGATACTCTTTAATGATTAATCTACCCTTAGTTTTATCTTTGAGTTTCTCAATCTTTTTATCAAACAACTTCTTGTTCATTTCAGGAAGGTCTTTCATAGGAACATTCATTATATTTGCATCAATACGTTCTGCAATACGTTCCTCTGACATTTCCATAGTAATGTAGAGAACATTTTTGTTCATCATTAGAGCTGATGCTGCCATGTGACACATGAACAATGACTTACCAACACCCGTCCCTGCAAGGACGATATTAAGTGTTTTATTTGGTAGTCCACCTTTAGTGATTTTATTGAAATACTCTAAATCAAAAGGAAGTTTTTCTTCTTCAGTATGATAAAATTCAAATCTTCTATCTGCATCTTCTAACTGGTCATGACCAATATGTTGGTCAAAAGACACGGAAAGTGCTCCCTTAAGAAGTTCAGGTATTTCACCAGTAGACCGTTGAGACTTCTTATCAAGGACATCAATAGAGTCCATAACTGCAATATAAATTGCACGGTCTTTACACCACTGTTCGGTTTCGTTGACTAACCACTCTTGTGGAGTAGGTTCAACATCTTTTCCTATAAACTCAACAACTTTTTTTGAATCCTTAAGAAGGTTATCACTAATATTAGTGACCTTATCAAGGTTAATGAGAAGTGCTTCAGTTGTTGGTGATTTTGTATACTTTTCAAAATAGGAATTTATCTCTGTAAAGATAGTCCGTTCAGAAGCTTCGGTGAAATACTCTGACTTCAGATAAGGAATACACTTCCGTGTAAACTCATCACTCTGAATCAGATTCTTCAGTATTGTTTGTTCTATTCTCTGTTCCATCTGTTCCATACTTAAAATGCTTGTTTACCACTGTTTCTAATTTAACCATCACATCGTCTGTGAAATACTTTTCAGGATTGTTATTGATTGTCTTTGCAAACTCAGTCTTACCATTAGGAAGTTCTACTCGTGTAGATGACTTCTTAAAGATACCACTTGCAAGTGCAAGGTCTAACAACCCATAGTATCTGTCGAGACCTTTATCGTATGTCAAACGGACATCAACGACTCTGTTTTCAACAGTCAATCTAGATTTTGCATTCTTACAATGCACAATATTACCAATCACCTCAGTTCCATCTTTCTCTTTCTTTTTAGAAAGATATACGATAGATGAAGCTGCATACTTAAGACCTGAACCACCACCCATTTCTTTCTGTGGGAACATGGAACCGATAACATCGTATGTATGATTTGTAACAATCATAGGAACTTTTGCACGTCCTAACTTCAATGTCAAAACTCTGAATGCACCTTTTGTTACTTGTGCTCGAGTCATGTCACGAGTTTCCTTACCGTCTGCTGTGTCTTCAATTTCTTTAGTAGTTGATAACATACCAAGTGAATCTAAAACGAACATCATAGGTGGACGTTTGTCCTCAGGGGTTTCAAGATATTTGTCTAGTATGTTGATTGACTGTGTTCTAAATTCTTGAACAGTCACAACAGGAACAATGACAACACGAGTCGAGTCAATACCTCTTGACTCAATCATATCTTTTGTAATTGCAGATTCAGACTCAAAGTAGATAACTGCACTATCGGGATGGTCTTCCAAGAATTGTTTTACCATACCTAATGCAAAGAAAGTCTTACCAGTTGCAGATTCACCTGCAAGAGCTGTAATCTTGTTTGAAGGTAGTCCACCGTATAGTGAACCACTTAATAATGCATTGAAGATGAATGACCCACTATCTATAAATGTGTCTACATCCCCAGCTGCAACACCATCAGCAACGATACTAGCGTATTCGTTACCACTGGATTTAACTAAGTCTTTTATAAATGACATATGCACTTCTCCTCATAATGTATTATTTCTTTTTACTATGTAATAATAGTATATAAATGTCTATTTGTCTAGAGGTTTTTGCTTTTTATTTTTATTTGGGTGACAATGTCCCATAGATAGGGGCTCATCGAATCTTACATGTTCTTCCATCATTACTTTAATTTGATGTATTTGTATTTCCATTATACCTAAAATAATGAAAACTACTACAAATCCAAGTAAGAAGAAACATTCTAACACTGATAACGTCATCATACTAAACCTTGTTCAATCAGAAACTTTCTGTTCTCCATGTGTTTGGATTGAACTAACTCCTTGTTTTCACCAGTGTATTCCACTGCATGTCTATCAGTTATCATTTGTGCATTGACACAAAACTTAGTTTCGTTTTCAAATACTGGATGACCTTCATTCTCTACAGAATGAACCCATATCTCACCTAGTATTCTTCCGAACTTACCTTTGTCGTGTGAAATGAGAGAGACTTTACCTCTAGATAAAAGGTCTTTAAGATGTTTCTTGGATGCCTTACCGAACTTCTTCTCTTCTAAATCTCTTGTGCGAGATTCAGGAGTATCGATACCCATAAGTCTGACCCTTTGTTTTTTGTAGGTCATTCCGAATCCAAGGTCAATGTCGACATCGATTGTGTCACCATCAACCACTTTTGTTACTGATACATTATATTGATACATAATCCTTTTATTTATAAGAAAGGGGAACTTTAGTTCCCCTTTACAGTTCTACATTTCTGTGGGAACTCTGAACAATAGAGCATCATTGCCTCAAGCAACATTGCTGTTGGAATGATATCCTCTACTTTTTTTCAGGTTGCTCTTTCTGTAGTTCGTCTGTCTGTCTGTCGACTTCTTCAGCAACGTTATCAACGATACCTGTTGCTGTATCAACAGCCAATGTTCCGACTGATACTACATCATTAGCAACTGCCTTGGTGATTGTTGCAGTTCCTTTGACTGCTCCATCAACAACGCCAGTTGTAAACTCTTTTCCACCTTCAATAACTGCTCCAACTGAGGCACATGAAGGGAGAAATACCACAGAAAATAGTAACATATACATTACTATTCTCATAATTACTCCAATATTGGTGTATTTCGTTAGACTGCCAACTGCAAATCTAACCCCTCATTTATTTATGTAAGGTGATAACCTGTGGATTATGATGTTCGTAATTATAAAATTCCATAGTCTCTTCTATTTGCATTCTTAAATGTCCGTATGCTAAAATAAGGGCACAGCAAATGCATAATGCAAATGAGTATATTACGATATTAAACATTGCAATAGGGAATAGATAGAAGAGTGCAAGTATGTGAGCAACCAACACACTATACACATAAAACTTGATACTAATCAGTAGATACCACATCTTTATCTAAAAGTAAATCTTTGAAGTCATTTGAATGCCAATAACTGTCCAGTGTAATATCCACTACCAGTGCAATCAAAACAAATGTTAAAATTATTCCGAGATATAAGTTGATGAAGGCATTAATCTTCATCCATCGTATCATGTGTTTCATTTTCTATTCCTTACAAATTCTAATTCTTGTTGCCAGTTCTTTTTATTCTGTTCTGCTTCACCACTTCCTCTTTGGGCTAGTATAACCCTACCCCCATCCATATCAATACGAATACTGTCAGTGGTAATAACCTCACCATGTCGTCCAACGAATACTCCTGTTAGTTCTCCTGTTGTATCTTCAGGATGTAGATTAGTTATTAGTTCAATTAGTTCTTCTTTTGTCATGCGAAAAATGAGTCGAGTGATGCAACTGGTTCTACGTTCCAGTTGATTAAATTAATTACTGCTTTCAATGGTTCTATGAAAGTCTTGTCAAACTGTAGGTCATAATCAACAAACCTATGAAGGTCAAATTCTCTAGGTAGAACACCCACAAAGGATATAACATTTTCATTGATAGGATTTGGAGTTGATAGATAAGTGAAGTGTATCTTGTCACTGTTTTTGATGGTTTCATATCTCATTTCCAAGTTCTTTTTATTAAGAAGATGATTATAGAGTAGAGCTCCTCTCACATGAATTGGAGTTCCTTTATCGTATATGTTTGTTCCGTGTCTGTATTGATGAAGGTTGTTACATCCACGAGGACATGCAACTTCCTCAGGTGGTAGATTACGAAACTCCTTACGAGAAGTTTCTACGAATTTCCATAAGTCTTGTTCCGTTCCACTCATCACTACTTTAAATGCTTCAGTAAGTTTCTTTCTGACCCATTGTGGAGTTGAAGACTTTGCAGTCTCAATACCCATCATCTTAAGTTTAGGTTCTTCAAAACGAACCCCCTCTGAGTCATACACATTTAGAATGTATCTTTTCTTTGCAGTCCAAATACCTCTGTCTGCAATAACTTCACGTCCCATATCCATCTTCTGTTGGAATGCATTGGTATAGTCTGCAAGTTCTTTAAATCCGTCTTTAAGACATTTCTCAATCTGCACTTCAGCTTTAGAAAGGAAGTCAATAATTTTGTCCTTCGGTGTGTCTTCGGGAAACACTTGTTGCACTAGTTTGTCCATAGTGATATAAACAGAGTCCGTATCCATTGCAACAACATAGTCTTCATTGTCTGTCTTAAGTGTATTGTTTAGAAACTCATTAACTTTCTTCTCTGCCCCCTGGATGACATATTGACCACTCATGGTGATTGACTCTGCAAGGTCGATAGAAAAGAATGCAAAGTATTGATTTGCTAATGCACCATAAGCTGAGTTTAGTGCAATCTTTCTGACCTGTTGATTGTTGTATGCACGTTTGATAAGTGTATCAAGTTCCCTTTTTCGTTTGGTGTCCTTACACTTCTCTCGTTCCTTCTGATACTCAATCATCTTACCTTTCCATGCCTTACGTTCTTCATAGAAAGTTTCCATAAGTTCAGGAAGAAACCCTTGTTTTTCTCGTGTATACAAAACACCATTTGGACAAACAGTTAAATTCTTTTGTTTGATATACGACAGGTCTTCATCTTTGTTCAACATCTTCTGAACATTTGTAGTGAGTCTATTACCCCTAACCATCTTCTCAGGTGAAATATTAAACTGCATAATCAAATGTGGATACAGTGAGTTCAAGTCAAAAGACATAACCCAATCGTGCATTCCAGTAATAGGTTCTTTCACGTATGCACCAACGATTCGTGTAGTCTTATCGTTTCCAGTTTTAAGTCTCTGTGGTGGTGTTTGAATACCTTGGTCTTTTAAGAAGTTGTAGATGATTGTTTCCCAATACTTCACCATTCCAAAAGTATCGTTGTAGTTACACTTTGCAGTATAACTCATTGTTTGAACGAGTTCAAGTAGTCCAAGTTTCTCTTCAAGTTGTTCAACCAACACTGCATCTTTGACATTGTATTCAAGGAACTTTGCATAATCTTGTTTGTAGAGTGTGTGCAATGAACCATATTCAGAATAGTCCAACTTACCTGTTCCAAGTTCTACATTTGAAATGTGGTCTAGTTTATAAGACTCTTGGTTAACAAAGGTATGTTTCTTGTAGAGTTCTAGATAGTCAACAATATTAATACCGTAGAGTGTATAAGCTTGGTTCTTTTGTCCAAACCCACTACCAAACTCTCTCATGTCTGACATACCCCATGGAGAAAGTTTCTTGTGTTCTCCCTCACCAAAGAGTCTATCAATACGATTACAGATATAAGTTATGTCAAAAGTGTCAACATTCCAACCTGTAATAATATCAAACTGTTCCTTTCTCCAATACTTTATAAATTCAGTTAGAAGGTGTGCTTCATTCTTACAATTGTAGTAGACTACATCTGTTCTATCGTGTTCCCAAGGGCCTATACCAAAGACATGTGAATCTTTACCGAATGGTTTAATTGTAATTGCATTAATCTTTTCATTTGCAAGTGAAGGTTCGGGAAACCCATCTTCACACTCACACTCTATATCAAGTGTTGCAGTCCGAATCAGTTTAGTATTGTAGTTGATGTCCCCCTGAAATTTATCAGAGATATAAGTGTAGACATATCTGTCGTATCCATGGATTTCAAATCCTTCAACCCCTGTATACTTTTCTCTGAACTTTCTTGCACCACCCATTGAATCAAGTTCAACCACTTCAAGTGGATAACCATCTAATGAACGATAAGGTGTATCACCTTTCTTAGAACGAACAAAATGTTTAGGGCGATAAGATACTGACAACTTTTGTTTTGTGTTGCCTTTGTATCCTGTTACGAGTATTTTGTCACGTGTGCGACAGACATTTGTGTAGAAATCCATACTGTAATGATACTACAGTATTAGGATTCTGTCAATGTGGTTTGTGGTGTTCCGAAGTGTTTATTTAGAACATCTTTCATATCTTCATAGTGTGCAATGTGTTCTAATTCTTTTTCGATTGTTTCTAAATGGTCGGAGTGTTCTGCAACCCCTATTGGATTTTTAAGATGAATCTCAACATTCATCTTATGTTTCGTAATGTGTGCATCTGCATGTGCAATTAAAGCTTTAACTATTTCATCTTTCATAATCTTATCCTACTCAACTATATTCATTATCTCTAATACAGACCACCCATTAGTAGAAATCATATTTTGTAGTTGTGTTCTTTTTTCAAGAAATGTTGTATCTTCTATACTTGATAATAACATTACATTAGAGTAAGCCTCAACTACAACTGTCTCAGTTCCATCATCAATTGCTTCTTGTAGATAAACATTAAACCTATAGATATCGTCTTCTGAATAAGTTTTATCTATAGTAAATGCAGTTTGTTCTACTTCTGTTGTTAGTGGTGCTTGCATTATCTTCCTCTTTGATTTCCTGTAGACACTTTGTAATTTGTTTCTAACTGTGGTTTCACTTCAAAGACATTCATAACCATGTCTTTTTTAAATGTGAAATTGTATTCTTTTGCAAATGGAACGTAATCTGCAAGATTAACTTCCATTCTCCCTTCAGTGATATTTACTAGACATTGTTTAACATCTACTAATTTGTGGTTACCATTCCATGTTTGGTTGTGGAACCCCATAACAACCTCACCAGTTGTTAATCGTAGAGCTTTGATATTAGACATTTTCTAACCTTGACATGAGTCTTTCTGCACGATTAGTAACCTGTCTATACCATTTACTGTCACGTCCTTCGACTCCTGCTCGTTTCCAGTCTCCTTCTTCTAATGCCTTTCTAAAGTTTTTAAATCCACCTAATCTTGTTCGTCCCATGTTAAACATCATGTTTACAATAACTTGTTGAACTTCATCTGGCCAGTCTGTAAAACCTTCTCCGTATAGTGCAACACATTCGGAGATTGCTGTGTCGAGGTCTCTTTCGAAACACTCCTTAACTCTTTCTTCACTGACTGGAGTTCCAACAGGTTTTCCAAATTCTTCATCACTTTCGAGGATAAGATGACCGACTCCAAATGTGGGTAGACCTAAATGGTCAAGGTAAACCTCATTTACCACCCCTTCATCAATTTTAAGTTGATTAAATACTGCTTCTCTATTCATAGTTGTCCTATATTTATGTTTACCACGGAAAGTAAAAACCTGTTTTTTGCAAATGATATCTTGCAAAAGTGACTTTATCATTTATCTCATTACTCTCAGTAGCTGTTAATGTAAAACCCAAACTATTGGGTATAAAATCTAAAACTGTATCAAGTGTAAGACCTGAGTCATACATATCATCTAATACAAGTGTTCTACCTTCAACTCTAATGTCGTGTATCCAATATGGATTCTTATCATTACCATTTCTTGTTTGAAACCCGACAATACTTAACGGTAGTTGTGTATATGAAGATGCAATTATTGCTGGGATTAATCCACCTCTGTAGATACCTACAATATTTTGAAAATCATTCTCTCTTAAATATGTTTTAAGAATTGATTCATCTTCTTTAAGATGACGCCATTGGTAATGACTAAGTCCACCAGCACCAACTTTAACTGCTGGGTTTATCATCCTTTTCTTTTTCCCTTTCTATCTGCTCTTGCATGATTTCGATAAGAATGTCACCCATCAATTTATTTAGTTCCATATTATTTAGTAGATTGTCTATCTCTTCTCCTGACTTTGGTAACCGTCTGATGGTTCTTTGAAAATTTATATTTGGTTTACCCTCTTCAAACTGAACCTTACCATATTGATAAACGAGTCCTTCAAACTCCCCACTAATAAGTTCTATAGCTGCATCCTGTTCAAAAGGATTTTCAACTACTCTATAAACACTACCAAACATCATGAGAAAAACCCATCCAAACTACCTGAAAACGATTCTTCTAATTTGTCTTGAGAACCTTGTAGTGGTAACCAATCATTCACAAATTGTTTATAGTCCTTTATATTAGATAGACCTCTGTTAGGCACACTGGAAGGATTATTAACCATATCATTTACACGAGTCATAAAATTTTCTACTACTTGCATTTGCCAAAAGAATGGTAGTAGTTTTGCACCATCCTTACCTTTGTCTGTATTATACAAACGTTCCTTTTCTGTATTCTCTAATGACCACTTAGTGCATTCTTGAATTAGAAAATCAAACGATGGTATATTCCATTGACTAAAATAGGATTTATTCAATTCAAATAACTCTGAAAACACTGGAACCAATTGATTTCTATAAAGGTCATCATAAGCTCTTGTTGTTGTTGCAGGACTATCTAAATCTGTGTTAACCCATAAGGTATCTCTGTATCTTGAGAAAAACCAAGAGTTAGCTTGTGTCGATGAATCGTATGAAACATTTTCAACAAAGTCAAAGTATTCAGGTGATACAAAAAAAGGTGTCAACATTTCATGTGACCCAACACCTAACAGATGTATATTCTTTTTGAGTTCTAATGGAATTTGAAACTCTTTAACAGAATAAATCATTTCTGCACGATTTACAAATCCAATACCTGAACATGCAGATGAAAGACTAATACCCAAACAAGACTTTAATTCCTCTTCTGTTAGTCCTTCAACAATAGTCTCAATGTATTCTCTATATGATTCTAAATCTTGACCTTGAACAATTAAAGAAATTTTTGCACTAGAATCCATTTCATCAAAAACTTCAATCTGTCTCTTACAGTTTTCAAGTGTAGACTTTGCCTTTTCTTTAATAAGTTCTCTTGCAAATCTTCTTCCTACTGTAGAAGTCTTCATAGACCATCCACTGTTAGACCCATCAAACTCTGTGGGGATGTCATCAAAAATCATTGCAACATCAGAATATTTAGCTTGGTGTTTATAGATACCTTCTTTGATTTCATCAGTAAGACCCTTCTTTGTTCTAGATAACTGTAGACCCCCTGAATCTGCAAAGTGTTGATACCATGAAGGCATTAACTCACGAATACACTCTCCGTGTTTAGGTTCACAATGTGAATTGAATAACATAGATACATTTTGGTTTTGGTATTTGTCATCTATGTCCTTTATCTTTCTATTGAATACGTCAACATAAGGTAAAAGAACAGAAGACTTATAATACAAGTCACCCGTTCCCATGGTCATACCCGAGATTACATATTCAAAATTCATCGACTATAATACTTCCATAACCCATATACACTTATTATAAACCAAAAAAATTCAATCACTAAACTTGCAAGGTTAGGTGTGTAGAACAAACTAACGGTTACTAAAATTGCAACCATCATATTATTAAAACTATACCAAAATCCCTTAGGGTCTATACGTTCTAATTGTAAAAGTGCATAAGTTGATATGAGTAGTGCAACACCAACAAATCCAATTATATCAGGTATACTAATCATTTCACTATTTGCATAAACTCTGCACGAGTCTTATCATCATCAAAGAATGCACCACCCAATCTACTTGTTACCATAGATGAGTTCACATCCTCTACTCCTCTTGCCTTGACACAAAAATGGTCACACTCCATGTATACTGCAACTTGTTCTGTTTTTAAAATAAACTGGAGAGCTCTATAGATTTGTTCTGTTAGTCTTTCCTGCACTTGAGGTCTTCGTGAAAAAAAGTCTACCACTCTGTTTAGTTTTGAAAGACCTACAACATTACCTGTAGGAATATATGCAACATGACACTTACCATAGATAGTTTGAAAGTGATGTTCACACACTGACTTCACAATGATGTTCTTTTGAACTACCATTGAATCAAACGAAAACTTATTAGTAAAGGTTGTGCATTTAGGAAACTTATCATAATCCATACCCACAAACAGTTCATCTAAAAACATTGATGCAACTCGATGAGGTGAATCATGTAGTGAATCATCATGCATATCACATCCAATCTTTTCCATAATTACTTTAAAATGGTCTGCAACAACATCAATGTTATGTTCTCTTCCACCATTCATAGGTGTCTCTACACCCAACTCAAGTAAGTGGTTTTTCACTCTTTGTCCTAAACTGCTATCGTATTTCATAATTTCCATTCTCCGTTTTCACTTATTATCATAGCTTTAAGTATATCTCTATCCTCTTTACCTCTGTATGTTTCATTATACACATCATCTTTAATATTGTCAAGCCAGTTTGCTTCCCAAGGTGGATTTTCCCAATAGTCATCTTCAAAAAAGATATTATTGTTTACCAATGATACCCATTTTCTAAAACATGCCTTACACTGACCACAGTGTTTCTGTCTACCTTCATAACATGAATAGGATTGAAATAGTTCTCTCTCTGCAAAATCTTTACCCTTTACCTCAATAAACTCTCTGACTAATTCTGTTTTTGTTTTGTTCTTATATGGTGATTCAATTGTAAATTTTCTTTCTTCAGTCCAGTGTTGTTCTTGCCACATGTGATTGAGAAGGTCTTCCATTCTTAAATAAAACTTCTCATCTTTATCAAATGACCTATCTCCACTTACACTACCTAACCAAATAGTTTCTCCGTAGTGTGATGCAAGAAGAATTAAATGTGCATTTCTGTTTGGAACTATTGCATCGTCTCTTTCAAATTGTCCTAGATTTAGAACATCATCAAGGAATATCATTCTCTCATCCAATCCACTCATAGACTTTCTTTCTCTATGGTCGTAATTAGATTTCATACTGATATTCAATAGAATGTCGGGCTGTAAAAGATGGTCAATGATTATTGAATCTTGACCACCACTGTAGAGAAGAACAGTCTTGTCTCTGACTTTCTCTCTACTATTTGTTATCATATTTACACTCATGTTCCGATTTGGTTACCCCATATGTAACAATGAACTCTTGCAGATACATTGTATCCTCTATCCATTGTTTGTTCTGCAATTGAAGCTGCATTATCTTTTTGAGTTTCTTCTAATGCACCTACAGGCATAATCCATATAGGATAATTAACCCCAACATCACGGAAGGATTGGATTGCATTTTCAATCTCTTCCCATGATTCATCTGTTCCATTACATACAAACTTAAGTTGTCCTTGTTGTGATAAGTCATGATATTGTTTGACAACTTCAGGTTTGACTGCATCCTTCTCTCCACTAGTGTTGAAGATTTTAGGACTGATAGAAAAGAATAACTCTTTATCATATGAAGAAAAGTAATCTTGAAATTCTTGTTTTAATATTTGTGTTCCGTTAGTCTCAATAGTAATGTTATAATGGTTCATCG